CTTGAGTCCTAGTGCCGCTACTCTCTGTCTCAATGCCAGTAGTGCTTCCTCTCCTGTCATAGTATGTAGTCCCTTGATAGTCATACAGCTGTCATACATTGCCTCAATATTTCCAATAGAATCCAGCTTTTCCATTCTCTTGTGGAGGAGGTACTTGGACACGCTCATTGTTAACGCTTCTGATAAAGCAGACGCACGCTTACCTGCGAACACAGGCACTGGTCTAGTCCAGAATCCCGCAGATGTATCCGATAGAAGTTCAGTGATTGATCTCCGTATATGCCCCTCAGCTGCAGCTGTCCTTGATAGTCCCCTTCCATATTTCAGTATGCTTCCATTTATCATGCTAGCTCCTACACATGTGAATGAGAGAGGATGGAATAAGTACTGTGTCATAGACCCCACCAATGGTCGAACTGACAGTAACTCAAAGACTGCTAGGTCCCACCTGTCTGGGCTCCGTAGTGATGTCTTGTAGGTACTATGAATACATGAAAGGAGTACTGCCTCAGCAGCACATCTGAATAGCCTTGGCAGTCCGAGCTTGTGAGCCTCTATAATGTCAAGCTGGCTTTGAGCAGATAAACCCGCTTGACCTCGGGTATCCGCAAGGGCTTTAGCAGCGTTCTTGTCTCGAAGTATCTCATAAAAGAAACCTACTAGAGCCCCTTCAACAGCCTCAATTGTGGTGTACTCAGTCGCGGAACGTAGTGCCCGCTTCGGAACTGCAGAGTTGACACTTGTATACGACGATGCGAGAGACAGTCTCTCTTCAAAGACCAACTTCGAGTAAGGTAACATCTCAGCATGGAATGACGGAGGAGGACAAGACAGAGCTTCTCCCGCCAGAGGCTCCATTCTGTCATCAATGTCCATCTCCCCAATTGATACTCCATTATTTGATGCATAACGGGCGACTGCCATTGCGAGAACCATATGCTCCTGCCCCATCCACGGGAAATCAAGTAGGCTACCGCTTATAGCCCCAAGTGAGTTCGTATCGAGAGCTATATGTGTGACAAATGATAAGGGACCTACATATGATGCTCCCATTTCGCGGATCGAAGCAGCATACCTGTGACTGATTGATCCACCTATGACATGTGGGAGTAGATCAGAGATTGTTGATAGTCGAGTTGATGTCCTTGTGAGCCCGATTTCATCTAGCAGCTCATTAAACTCTGTATTCCCTCCAGCTTGACTCCTGATTAGCTGCAGACGGTTGACTGCCTTTGCTGGCAGTCCAGTCTGCAGGATTTTATACCCGTGATCAGATCTCTTCTCTCTTGTCTCGCTTCCAAGATAACCTTTGATAGGACCTCTCGTTTCTGCAGGCTTGGAATTATCCTTAATTGCCCACTTAAGAGCCGGCAATCTTGTATGGACTCCAGCCCTATGACTACAGTCAAGCGGCTGATGGTTTGATACTCCCATTAGCCTCTCACCCCACGCAGCTCTTGCTTTTACACAAATGGCATAGCTAGTAAACCCTGAATAAGTCATCTCTGGAAGCCCCTTTAGCCATGACACAAATGTAGTTAATTGGTTCAGGTCAGCCCTAAGGAACCTGTGTGTGATTGTAGCATTTGTCCATTGGGCCACCGACTGTATTGTCCTAGTTGTAAGGAACATCTTTTTGATCACACGAATCACTCCGAAGCCTGATGCTTCATACATGTCATGAGCAATTAGTGGATTTAATGGCTTGATGCTTACGAGG